TTCCCTACCTATTTGATTAATTATCTCACCAAAAGCCGATTCTTTTTTCCATCTTCGCGCTTGCTGTAAATCAAAAGTATGCCTTGTGTCAATTAATTTACCATCTTTTTTGTCGTAAATATTTATCTTGTAAAATTGTTCTTTTATCATGTTTGTTGTATTAATTCGCNTAGCTCGGCGATAGTCATTTCATTTATTTCTTCGCGAGTATAAAAATCTTTATTAGCTTGATATAATTTTTCCCAAATATCCATATCTTAAAATAATTGGTTATATACGCAATCGTGTAAAAAGCTGGAATCCTCGTTTAATTCGTCAATTTGGGCCTCGCTCATCGGCTGGCCATCATAATCTGCCGAGGCTATAAAAGCATCGCAAAAGTCTGGGTAATCGTTTGTATCAATTCCATCTACTTCAATGTTATCAATAAGATCGTAATTTAAAATTTCTTTTTTCATGGGTATATTTTTCCTTTGTTTTTTTTGAGGCAATATGCTTCAAATCCTATTTTTATTAATTCGTCAATTCGTTTCTTTTGTAATGGCTTCAATGTATCTGTAGGTTCTTTTATTTCTATCCAGACTGTTTTACCATCTTTTAAACACATCAAATCTGGAAATCCAGACTTATTTAATCGGATAGTTTTTATTACTAAAAACCCCTTACTTTCGTACTCCTTAATTATTTTTTGCTGGTAGCTCATTATGTTGATAAATATACGAAATCTTTTTTAAATACGTTCAAAGTATATGACTTTTTTTGCAATACTTTAGTATAAATCTTTTCCTCAATACCATTTTCAGCAAATACCCAGAAAACATCATTTGATTTTCTTTGCATCGTAGTTAGCCGATCTCTGGATTGCCAATAGTTTTTACTGCTAAAATCAATGTTAAAATATACAAGATAATCTGCTTCTTTTAAACTTATACCTTCGCTACCCGATACAATTTGTAGTGCTATATTTTTTCCTGTCTCGTTAAACTCTTTAAGATCATTTGTAAGCTGATCACCAAATACAGATTTTAAGCAATCGTACTCAGCTTTAAATTTATAAAACAGCCCTATCTTTTTTCCTTTAAAATAGTTCTTTATATAATCTGCCTTTGAAGTATCAAAGATTCTGCTTTTGCCATCTTCAAAAATTACAGTACCGCTGTATATCTGGTGTAACTTTTGCATTTCTTTTACCGCTGTATCGGCTATTATCTCGCTACCATCATTGGCCACAATAAATTTATCTCTTTGCAGCTTCTGGGCCAACTGGTATGTTAATGGTTTCATTTTAACCTTCAAAATATTCTCATTAACCTGTGTATCAAAGCCAGCTTGTTTTTGTGTAAAAGAGATCATGTAGGGTTTTATGATCGGATTAATCAAATCCATTTTAGCGCCTGTATAATCTTTTACTACAGCGTAACCCAAATGCCGATCCTTAACCTCAACATATTCTTTGGCCCATTTGTAGAAGGTTTTTTCTTTAAATGGTGAAAACTTACTACACCAAAACTGGTGAAATACTTGGCTGTAGCTCTCTGGATGTGGCGTGCCACTTAAAAAGATCATTGGTAAATGGCTGTAGTTGTCTTTTATAAACTTAGTCATTTTGTTAGCCTTTGGAAATGCGCCGTTCCTGTGGTGTTCGTCTGAAATAAGTAAGTCATATTCACCGATAAATTTGTGCGCAGATTCATTATTTATGGCCTTCAAATCAAAACTAAAACCAAAGTTTTTATAGTCATCCTCAATAGATTTTATAGCTCTTTTTTTAGTCAAAAACAAAACATTTTTAGCGCCGTAAAGCTCTGCTGCATTTAATGCTGTTAAAGTTTTGCCGGTCCTCACTTCCATTGAAAGGTATACTATCTTTTTACCTTTCAATATCTCGCTTGCCTGTTTTGATATATCTTTTTGATATTGCCTTAATTCCATCGGTTAATTTTAAAAGTTTAAACTATCTTCTTTGTCTTGGCTGTTTGTGGCCTCACAATCAAACTGGCACCATCTACCGTTATGATCTTTATCTTCTGTATACTTATAATCATAAAACTTTGAAAACTCCTCTAAGTAGTTTCTAAACTTCTTTTGGCTTAATTTGTATTTGCCATTACCGTAATCCGGATAGTCTATAATAAAATTGTTATAAAGATCACCTTTGTAAAGTCTGGTATTTTTTTCTAAGTTGTCACCATCTTTGGACCACTCGTAAAATTCCATGTTAGTTGTCTTTATAAATTTTCTTGTCTCCAGATTGTTAAAGTCATGCGCAACCAATCCAGTACTTAAATAACCCTGTAGACAGTTAATCATAAAGTTATCAAATTTAACCCAGTCATCGGATCCCCAGTCATCAAATAGCATGTGGCCAAACTCATCTTCTGGCGTATACTTTGAGTTAAAATAATCACTCATTTCAACTTCAAATTTTCGTCTATCAAATGAACCACCAACGCCGCCGATAGTGTAGTTAGTTGTGATCAAAATTTTAGGGCTTTTTTCTACTGGTATTTTAATGGCATCTTGGCCTTTGTACTCCAGCGTGATACCTTCTGTAATTACAGAAAACAAAGATTCAAAACTAAAGTTTTTCTTTACGTCATCAAAAACTAAAACTTGGCTATCTGTAGATACTGTCTGGTATGGAAATGATTTGTTAAACTCAAAAGTTTTTCCATCTATCATGGAGACTTTTTTCATTTTTGAAAGAGCGTTCCAAAGTAACCCCTTACCCGATCCGCCATTGGGATTGTCACTTATGGTTTCGTCATTTAAAATAATTGCTTTGTTCTTTGAAGATGTTTTGTAACTATGTAAAAGATACCCAACAACAGACTTGAAAGAGTTGTATTTGTTTTGATCCCTTCCAGAAATAAGCCAAAGAAAAGTTCTAAATTCTGAATCGTGGTGATCGGATCTTACAAAGTCTCTATCAATAATTTGATTTTTCCATACAAACCCATCCAGACTTAAATAATCAATTTCTTGTACGTCATCCTTTGTGATCTTTACAGCGCAATTTTTGTAGTACAAAAAACACTCATCCTTTGTATCTTCTTTTATATCTACATTTTCACTCTTCAACATTGAAAGATAATTTATGTTAAAGTAGTTTGGATTGCCGGCCATAAAATCATAAGGTTTAAAGCCGATCTTTTCCTTATTCAAAAGCTCTTCAAGTACGTAATCTTTTATTCTTTTTTCGTTTGTCTCTTCAATAAGGTTTTGTTCTTTTTTTATAAAAGTAAAGGTACCGCTATCTGTAGGGAAAAACTTTAAGAAATTATTTTGCTCTAGCCAGAATTTATATTTATGTGGTGAAAGTCTTATCTTGTTTTTGTCATCGTAATACCAAAACTCGCTCACCTGTAGATCTTCTTTTATATCCTCTACAACGCTATCAATATTTTTTATATTAATTTCTTTTTTTATTGTAGATAGTTTTTTACCAGATCTTATTTTCTTTTCAATCTCATCTCTAAGCCTGTTATCTTCAAAAGCCTTTGTATTAAAATTCTCTGGGTTCCTGTCGTATGCAGATTTTACCAGTCTTGTAATTTCGTTTTGTGTAAAATCAGATTCTACGTATTGGAATAAATGATTTTCTGTAGTTGACTGGCTTATACCAAAATCGTGTAAGGCGCTTGCAAACATAAAAAGATTTGTATTTCTATTTCCATTGCTTGCACCATGTTTTTTGTCAAACCAAATCTGTAGCCTCTTTATAATCTCGTGATCAGAATCTAGCCTCACAATTATATCACTTGAATAACCGCCGATATCTGCGGCCTCTTTTTCCTCTTTAGTTTCCCATACTACAGAATCCTTGTTTATATAAATATCTGGATCATAAGATTCAAAGCAAAACCTTGAAACGTCTTTACCGCTTTTATCCAAATGTTTGTTATCAAAGTATTTGAATATTGCATTATAGTATAGCTCGTGATCGGCAGCAACCGGCGGTATCTTAACCAAAACTTTTAACCCATTACCAGAAGGGCTAATAAACGCAGAAAATACAAAATCAAGATCAGAAATAGAATCCTTAAATTCTAAGGCCTCCTTAACCGATTCAAATTTATCAAAGTCTAAAATAATTAAACCACTATGTTTTTTTAAGCCAGCCTTTGATCTGTTAGAAAACGTACCACTAAAACAATATCCAGTCAATGAAGATTTTATTGAGCTGTCTCCAGTACTCCTGTATGCCTCTATTTTATCTTTAGAAGCCCCTAGCTTGATTCTTTCCAAGCATTTGAATATATCCCTATTGTATGGATTATTACTGTCTGTAACCTTCTTAAACGCGCTAACTTCTATATTCATATATCTTTGGAATTAAAAACCCACAAATCAAAAGGTAGTGGGCTTTATCATTGTGGGAATTTATAAAAAATCTTTAACAGCCACTACTCTGCGAGCTACAAAGATAACAAAAATATCAATATAGGCAACAAAAATAACTATTTATTGTATTTCGTGCCGCTTCGTGCCGCTTCGTGCCGCTTTATTTTTCAATGTGCCGCGCTCTTAGCACCTGTGTTTATATGGCCTAAGCCGATTCCGTGCCGCATTGACGCATTTTTTTACTTTTTTGCTCAAAAAAAAACGCTTTTTTGAAAAACGTGTTTTCCAGTATAAGTATAGGAGACTGTCTATCCGCCATGTGCCACAAAAAAACCCTACCAAATTAATGATAGGGTTTCAAACAAAAGAAAACAAAAGAAAACAAAAATTTATTTAATAGATATAATGTGATCAATTTCGCGTTGTATATAATCTTTGGCCTTTAAAAGATCCTTTAACTCATCGGCTTTTTTGCCAGCCCTACATACATACTTTACAACATTGCCTCTATTAAAATTTAAGCCATAAGACTTAGCAACATCTATAACGTCAAAATCGTTACTGGTTTTATAATGTTCTGGTACCATATATTAAAAGTCTAAATCAGATTCTTGATCAACTTCAACTTCAACTTCGCTAACATCCTTGGCCTTATAGTTTTCAAAATAAGATACAATATCTTTGTACTTATCATTAGCCAATTCGTTTTGCTTTGCTGTATAAGCTTTTCCAATTTCAAAAGTAGGTACTGTGTACTCTGTAGCTCCTTTTTTCTTTTTGTCAAAAGAATTGATCTCAATAAATGAAGATTCACATTTACCTTCGTTTTCGTTCATAAAATCAGAGTATGCAGATACTACAGCTCCTTTAAATTGTAAATTTATAATCTCACCTGTATCGCTTACAGCGTATACTGATCGGTAATACTTACCGCCGGCATCTCTAATTTTGCCACGTATTTCAGAATATAAACCTTCTGCAATATCACCGCCTTTAAATGCCTTAACCTTT